GGTAACAACCGAATCAAGCAAGAGGAGCTCGCGCTCAAGCGAGAGATGCTTGATGTGGGTGAGGTCGAACGTGCAGGCATGCAAGTGCGCTTCGATCTGGAGAAAGCTGCCTACGCTGCACGCAGACAAGCGGATCAAATTACTGACCCGGGTCTCAAGGCTGAGGCTATTGAGCTCATCAACCATGCGCTGTCTCGCCAGTTACCTGTGATTGTGGATTTGGCCCGTGCAAATGCGGAGTATCAACGTAGCTTTGATTACGGCATGCGCTCATCGGTTCGTAGCTATGTGGAGGATTCCACCAACGCTGCCAAACAAGCTGAACGGGCGGTGACTTCTGCTTTCAAAGGTATGGAGGATGCGCTCGTTCAATTTGTGACCACGGGCAAGCTCGACTTCACCAGCTTGGCCAACTCCATCATTGCTGATCTGGTACGCATTCAGATTCAGCGCATGGTCACTTTGCCATTGGCTGGATGGCTGGGAGGCTTGGGTTCAACCCCTGCGCCTGCCGCAGGAGGCAGCATCGTTCCGATAGGAGCAACCGATCTCGTGAATCCCCTGGTCGCTGTGGCGCACACGGGTGGTTTGATTGGATCGGACAGCTTGGCCTCCCGCTCGGTGGGACTTCACAACTTCGCAGGTGCCACCCGTTATCACACGGGTGGTCTTGTCGAAGGTGAGGTCCCGATCATTGCGCAGCCGGGTGAGGCGGTGTTCACGCCCGGTCAGATGCGCGCATTGGGTGGGGCGCTTTCTTCTAAGAACCAACCTCAAGTGCGTGTGGCTGTGAATGTGATCAACAACGCCTCAGGCGTGGATGCGCGTGTGCAGTCTTCTCAACAAGCGGATGGTTCCATGCGCCTAGACATCATCGTGGAGCAAATTGAAGCGCGCATGTCCCGATCGATTGGTCAGGGCACGGGGATTGCGCCAACCCTTGAGCGTCGCTATGGGTTGAACCCCGCTGCAGGAGCCATGCGATGACGAGTAGTTATCCACAGTTTCCGATTGAACGGATCCCGCTTCCTTCGGTGGATGGTTACACCATCTCACCTGGTGAAGCTGTGATTCGAACTGACATGGAGTCGGGGGCGGCCAGATCGCGGCGACGGTTCAGTCAGACGCCTGCACGGGTGAGTGTTCGTTGGAATTTACGCCCGCTGACCTATGCGATTTTTGAATCTTGGTTCAAACACGAAATCCTCGATGGCGCTGAGTGGTTCGAGTTGCCCTTGCTTGCGGGCATTGGCATGGCCACGACACAAGCGCGTTTCACCAAGGCTTACCAAGCCAAGCTGGTGCGACGCAACCAGTGGGATGTGAGTGGTGAGCTGGAGATTCGAAATCGCCCAGTCCTGACCCGTGATGCGCTTGGAGTTCTTGTGAACTCCGACTTTGAAGCCTTGGAGCTTTCTATCGACTCGCTCGAATACCTCGTCCAACACCAACTGCCCTCAGAACCTTGGTAACTCAGGTCTGGGGGCTTTCTTTTGAGCTCCCATGAACCTGCAAGAACGGTTAGAAGCGACAGTCAACAAGGCTGAGGTCGATGTTTCCTTGTTGCACCAAGTGGTGCACGGAAACAACCAGACCGATGTGGTCACCGAAGGTGGACCTGTCAAAACGGTGGCCAAGGCCATCCATCAGGTTGAACTTGACTTGGCTGACTCGCGCACAGAGCTCACAGCTCAGGTGTGGGAGGCCACAAGGCAAGCGGGCATCTCCACAAGCAGTGCCAACCTCTCGACCTCCAAAGCAGCTGATGCAGCGGCAACGTTGGCAGAGGTCAAGGCTAGAGCGGATGCTGCAACCAGTGCAGTGGTGATTCCTACCAAGACATGGGTGGGAAACGGCACACAAACAGATTTTGCGCTTGACTATGCGGTGGGTCATCCCGGTGCATTACAGGTCACGGTTGCCAGTGTGTTGCAAACACCTGTGGATGCCTATTCGCTGTTTGACAGCAGAACCCTGAGGTTTGTGACGGCTCCCTTGAATGGCGTGAGCATCACTGCTCGGATGCTGGATAAAGAGAGCCAGACGGGGGCAGCCGCTGCAATGGATTGGGCAACCAAAACCACGGGGCCTGTGCAGGGCGCTGAGTATTCGGCGAAATACCAAGCGCAGGCAGCAGCCAGCAGTGCGAACGCGTCCAGTGCTTCAGCTTCAGCGGCTGCAACGAGTGCTGCGGCTTCTGCATCTTCTGCTTCCACATCCAGCACCAAGGCCAGTGACGCTGCAACGTCTGCAAGCAATGCGGCGGCGTTTGCGGCAACTGCGACGACGCAAGCAAGTGCGGCTTCCGGCTCTGCTAGTGGTGCGGCTGCATCGGCGACTGCTGCTGCGGGCTCAGCGAGTACTGCATCTTCTAAAGCGATTGATGCATCGAGCAGTGCATCCAGTGCCTCTGGTTCAGCGGGAGCTGCAGCAACGAGTGCCAATACTGCGCAAGACTGGGCAACCAAAACCAGTGCACCTGTCAGTGGCTCCGATTACTCGGCGAAGTATTACGCCCAGTCCATCACAGCATCTGCCGCGACGGCAAGTCAAAAAGCAAGTGATGCGGCGGCGAGTGCCACGGCTGCGGCTGGGTCAGCCACTACGGCCACGACCAAAGCCTCGGAAAGTGCTGCTTCTGCTACTAGCGCTGCATCGTCAGCGACAACGGCAACAACACAGGCAACTGCATCTGCGACATCTGCCACCAACGCAAGCGCATCTGCAAGTGCGGCTGCTGGCTCTGCAAGCACCGCCAATACCAAAGCAGGTGATGCTGCTACGAGTGCGACGGCTGCTGCTAACTCAGCAACCAATGCTGGAACGAGCGCAACGAGTGCTGCCGCATCCGCGAGCGCCGCAGCTGGGTCTGCGACTACAGCGACGGCCAAAGCTTCGGAGGCTTTGACGAGTGCAAACGCATCGGCTTCGTCTGCCAGTGCTGCGTCTGCCAGTGCGACAAGTGCAGCGAGTTCTTTGTCATCTGCGCAAACGCAAGCAACCAAAGCAGCTGACTGGGCAGAAAAGACCGCCACCACGGTGGATGGAACGGGTTACTCAGCTAAGTACTGGGCGGCGCAAGCGGCGGGTTCTGCCGCTGCAGTGACGACCAACACCATCATTCCTGCGGAGACATTCACGGGCAATGGTGTGGCGACGGATTTCACGATCAGTCGTGGCGTGTCTTACCCGGGCGCTTTGTTGGTCACGGTTGCAGGTGTGCAGCAAGCGCCAGTGGATGCGTACACCACGCCCACGACAACCACGCTTCGATTCAGCTCAGCGCCAAGTAATGGCGTGCTTATCAGTGTTCGGTATCTGGATAAAGAGGCGCAGTCGGGTGCCGCTGCAGCGCAAGAGTGGGCGACGAAGACAACAGGCCCAGTTTCGGGATCGACGGAATACTCCGCCAAGTACCACGCAGGTGCAGCGGCTGCGAGTAGTGCTGTTGCGACCCAAAAGGCAACAGATGCTTCTGGGTCTGCGACCTCTGCCGCAGCTTCCGCCACGACTGCCACGACCAAGGCTTCTGACGCTTCAGGTTATGCCAGTGCTGCGGCGAGTTCTGCAACGACCGCCACTACCAAAGCAAGCGAAGCATTAGCGTCGGCTACAAACGCGGGTGCGTCTGCATCTGCGTCAGCAACTTCTGCCACAGCCTCCGCTGGCTCTGCTGCCACGGCAACTACCAAAGCATCTGACGCAGCAACGTCTGCGGCAACAGCCACAACCAAAGCGACAGAAGCCAGTGGCTCTGCAACTGGCGCTGCAAGTTCGGCCAGTGCAGCGAGCACGTCTGCCTCTCAGGCGTCGACTTCGGCCACAAGCGCTGCGACCAGTGCAACAGCATCCGCAACTTCAGCCAGCAACGCTCAGACCTATGCCACGCAGGCACAAGCTGCGGCAGCCAGTGCGCAGGGCTCAAGCGTTGCTCCACAGGTGTTCACGGGAAATGGCAGTGCCACGGACTTTGCGCTCTCCACAGCAGCAGCTAGTGTGACCAAGCTCATGGTGACAGTGGCCAATGTCATTCAAGACTCGCTAGACGCCTATGTGTTGGTCAATAGCGGCGCAACGTTGCGGTTCACATCTGCCCCCTTGAATGGGGTGCGCATTGTGGTTCGGTATCTGTAGAGCATTCTTTTGAAAGGAGGCCATCGTGCCTATTACGCAAATCCCACCCGAGGGTCTCAAAGACTCGGGTGTCTCTGCTGGAACCTATGGGTCAGCCTCACAAATCCCCGTCGTGACGGTCAACAGCAAAGGTCAGGTGACTTCAGCAGGTACAGCAGCGTTGGACTTGTCCACCAAGGTCAACAAGGCAGGCGACACGATGACAGGCACTTTGTCAGTCCCGCGTCTTCAGGTCGCATCCACGGCGAACTACATCGACATGGTCGATACGGACTGGGGCACGCGTTCGTTTCATCACAACCAAGGGCTCATGGGGTTTTTGAAATCCGACGGCAATTGGGATATGTACATGAACAACGGCGGTCAGATGTGGACGGCCAACTATGGTTGGCTACATGACTATTTTTTTAGAGTCGTTGCGAACTGTGCAAATAGTGTAGGCAACACGGGCCGTTACAACATCAATTGCTACAACTGTGGAAACATAAGTTTGGGCACAGACATGGAGCTGATCGATGAAGGTGGTCAGATCCGATTGCGCGGTGTTGTAGTTACTACAAACTGCAATTGCAATTGTGGGTGTTGATATGTTTTCACCTCGAATCTCAAAAAGTTCGCTATGGCCAACACCGGTCATGTTTGCAGAGTTCATGGGGCCTGATGTTGATTTTCACAACCGTGAATTGGAGTCTGCAGTTCTGGCTGGTTGTGATGCTCAGCAAGGGGCCGTTCATGAGCTTCGACTCTACGAGTTAGAAGAATGCAAATCGGAATCCATTTCTTGGCTTGTTTCAAAAGTCAGAGAAATGTCGGCTCATTACTGTGGTTTTGTCTCGACTAGCAGAGTTGAAGTCACGTTACGGGGCGTTGTTCTGCGAACTTTCGATCACATTAACACGCATACAGAAGCACGAGAGAGTGATCTGGGTGTGGCGTACTGGCCAAGCGGTAATGAAAAAACCATTGGTCAGCCTATCAATCAAAACGCAGATGGATTTACCGCTCCAATTTTCACGATGGAAGATCCATCACGTCATTTGTCGGAGTTGCGATTGCCGATGGAGATGCGGCACTCTGTAGATGTTTGCCCGCGTCCAGGTCTGATGGCTTTGTATCCCGCGCATTTACCTCACAACGTCCATCCATACCGTGGTGATAAGCCATTTGTTCAGATCGTTGCCCAAGTGCGAATGCCTTGGCCTCAAGATTATTTCAAAGGGAATTTATGATTCACATTGCAGCGCAGGTCATCGCGCCAATCAATCCTGAAGTCTCTAATGATGAATTCGCTTATCAGCGACGCTTAGATGAATCATTAGCTTTTGACGTGGTTGATGGTGTTTGCCTTAAGGTGACATTCAAGCACCAAAGCATCACACTTGATCCTCGTCTACCGTACATGAAGCCCGATATGGCTGTGGGTTATCAAGGCCTCGAGGATGCGATTGAGTTGGTTTGGGACTCTGAGCGATTTAATGCAAGAGACACTTCATCAAGTGTCGTCGAACGAAAAGGTGTCAATGACTTAACGAGTCATCTTTTTATCGTCGGTTTTGAAGGTGACAACATATTTTTAGTCACTCGAAAAACCATTGTCGAAGTCCCATCTGAAGTAACTCATACAGATATTAATCACGAGAGTTTGGAGTTTCTTCGACCACGGCAGTGGGTTGCATCAATGAGTGAAGAACTCTTGGCTTTGGTTGTGAAAAACAAAGCAAAAAGGCGATTGCTTGCCCAAGTTAAGCCGGAGGAGTCAATCGCCGCGCTTGAGAAGCAAGTTGATCTGCTGAGTGAACTTGTTTTGAATATTGCAAATCTGATCCCCGAAGAAGAAAGGCCTGAATGGCTTAGTGACTTCGCGACTCAATTTGAATTAACAAAGTCCACCAAATTCAAAGGTTCTAACGCTGCGGTGACTGACGTTTTTTCTCATAAATCGCAAGTCAGAAATATTCAAGCAACATATTTTGATCAACGAAGTGAGATTGTCTGATGGCTAATTTCAAAATCAAAGCCTTGCGTCCTGATGGAATGCACACATATTTCTATTACGACAACCAAGATTCGACGCTGACCTGGGAAGACGGCTCTCCAGTCCGTCAAGGTGCAAAAAAGTCATGGCGTGAGTTCACGGCGATATCGGCGGAGCAACCTGGTCGCAAAGGCAATGTCCGCGTGCTCAAGATTAGTCTTGGCCTGCTTTGCAACTACGCCTGTACTTACTGCTCACAACGGTTCGTACCTCACGCGGATCAAACCAATCCAGAAGATGTTGAATCGTTTTTACGCTCTCTAGAAGACGCGCTGATTGAGCATCCAGAGCGCATTGAGTTCTGGGGCGGTGAGCCGCTGGTTTATTGGAAGACCTTAAAACCTCTGGCTGAGCGTTTGAGAGCCATGTACCCCAAGGCTCAGTTCAGCATGATCACCAATGGGAGTCTGTTGGATGCAGAAAAAAACGCATGGATTGATCGTTTGGGATTTTCTGTGGGACTGTCGCACGACGGCCCGGGTTATCACGCCCGAGGCGCCGATCCTTTGGATGATCCACAAAAGTGCGCTGCCATTTTTGATCTGTACGCACGACTCAAGCCCGAGGGGCGAATCAGCATCAACGCCATGATCCATGCAAGCAACCCAAGTCGCGCGCATGTGCAGTCATGGTTGCGTGAGCGTTTTGGTGAAGACGTGGTGATCGGCGAGGGCGCATTCATTGACCCGTATGACGAGGGCGGACTGGCTTCCACGTTTCAGACTTCAGTCGAGCGGATCACTTTCAGTGCTTATGCGTTCAAAGAGTTGCGCGCTGGTGCTGTGACCAGTTTTGACATTGCTCGCAAAAAGATCATGGACTTTGTGGAGTCGGTTGCTCAAGGCCGTCCCGTCAGTACGTTGGGCCAGAAATGCGGCATGGACCGTACCGACAACCTAGCAGTCGATCTGAACGGCAATGTGCTGACCTGTCAAAACGTGAGTGCAGCGGCGGTGGCTCCAAATGGCGAGTCGCACAAGATTGGTCACATCTCGCAGCTTCAAGCTGTCAAGATGCGAAGCGCCACGCATTGGAGTAAGCGAGAGGAGTGTTCTAGCTGCCCTGTGCTTCAGTTGTGCAAAGGCTCATGCATGTTCTTGGATGGTCCGCTGTGGACGGCAGGGTGTGATGCTTCGTATGCTGACAACGTGCCGTTCTTTGCCGCTGGCATTGAGTTCCTCACTGGTTGTTTCCCGTTCTACATCGAGGGGGATTTTCCGCAGGAACGTCGAGACATCTTCGGTTTGGTCAGTGAGCACTCAGAAGTCAAAGAGCGTCGAGTCATTCCCATCAAGGTAGACCATGCCTGATGTGACGTTGAGTGACGCGTTGAAGGAGGCTTACGCGAGCGCGCCTTCGAATGTGGTGATCCTGCATACCTTGGAGCTACGTCACCCAGACTTTAAAAATGAGTCTGGGGTGACAACTGCCATTCGGGTGGTGCGAGATCAACAAGACCTCTTTGCACGCCTCGAACCCTCAGCCCCGTTGAACCCAAGCCAGACAGTGAGGTTTGTGGCCATGGGCTTTGATTTGGATTTGCCTCCTGTGGACATCGCACCTGTTCCTGAGGTCGTTCTGACCTTGGATAACGTCTCTCGCGAGATCGTCAAACACCTTGATGCGGCATCGGAGTCAGAAGCCTCCATCGAAGTCACTTATCGACCGTACTTGTCAAACGATATGGAGGGACCGCAGATGGACCCTCCCATCACGTTGGTATTGACCGAGGTGGAAGCGGATGTGATGCGAGTGACCGCAAGAGCCCGAATGGTTGATATCGGCAATAAGGCGTTTCCGGGACGGCTGTACACCGCAACGGAGTTCCCGGGATTGGCTCGGTGACGGAGATGACATGAAACCAACTGATGGTTACTGGGCGCACCGATACATAGGTCGTCCATGGATAGCAGGTGCACGAGGCCCCGAGTCATTTGACTGCTGGGGCCTTTTTTTATGGGTTCAAGGAAAGCACTTCGGGCGTGAACTTCCACTTATCCCTGTGGATGCACTGAGTTTGCGTGTGGTGCTCAAGACTTTCAACGATCACCCCGAGCGAAAACGCTGGCAGCGAGTATCAACCCCAAAACATGGGGACGCTGTTCTGATGCGTCAGTCCAGATATCCGGTGCACGTCGGTGTTTGGCTAGACATCGACGGCGGGGCCGTATTGCATTGCGCGCAAAGAGTTGGTGTGGTGTTTCAGGACTTGTGGGCGCTAGACCGTCATGGCTGGCGTGTCGAGGGGTTTTATGCATTTCGAGGTGAGCCATGCCAAGCCGCAATGACGGTGTCGTAGTTTGGTTTCGAAACCCGTTCGATCCCCATGAGCGTGATATCCATCAAGTTCAGGGAAATCCAACAATCAGCCAATGGATGAACCAAGAACAGATCGTTTTTGAGCAACCAACGCTGGTCCTCAAGAACGGCAAGCCGGTGCTGATGGCCGAGCGTGGTGTGACCCCCATTGATGCTGGAGATGTCATCGCACTGGTGTCATTGCCGCAGGGTGGCGGAGGAGGGGGCAAGAACCCCCTGCAGACGGTTTTGATGATTGCCGTGTTGGTGGTGGCCAATGCCTATGGCGCTGAGCTGGCCGCATCGTTTGGGTATTCCGGGGCAGTGGCAACTTCGGTGGCATCAACCGCGATTGCAGTGACGGGTTCCATCATTGTTAGCGCTTTGGTGCCGCTACCCAATCAGAGTCTGCCTAACGCGACCGCGAGCTCATCCTCTCCGAGTCCTACCTATTCGTTGCAGGCCCGAGGTAACTATGGGAGGCTGTCGCAGCCGATTCCTGTTGTGTACGGTCAGCATCTGATTTATCCGGATTTGGCTGCAATGCCTTACACGGAGTACGTCAACAACGAGGAATATCTGCATCAGCTCCATGTGATTGGCGTTGGGCAATTCCAGTTTGAAGAGCTCTCGATTGATGACAGTCCCATTTCTTCGTTTGAAGAGGTGCAGGCACAAGTCATTGAGCCAGGTGGTCAAAACACCTTGTTCAACAACGATGTGGTGACAGCGGTTGAGGTGACTGGGCAGGAGTTGATTGCCGTTGCTGATACGGGCGGCAGCATCATTGGCCCGTTCGCACTCAACCCTGCAGGAACTCAAGTCAATCAGATCGGCATTGATGTTGTGATGATGCGTGGTTTGTATTACGCGACTGATGGCGGGACGCTGGATAGCCGAACTGTTCAATGGCGGGTTGAAGCGAGAGCCATCAACGACGACGGTGATGCCACTTCTGGATGGCTTCACCTTGCAGACGAGTCCTACTCGGCAGCCACCAATACGGCGCAGCGCAGAACCTACAAATACGCTGTGGGGGCAGGGCGCTACGAGGTGCGTGTTCAAAGGCTGGACACCAAAGACACTAGCACCCGAGCTGGGCATGAGCTTCGGTGGGGGCAGGCCAAGGGCTATCTGGTCAATCCAACATTGCCCTCTGATTTGACCTTGTTGGCTTTACGAATGCGCGCAACGGACAACTTGTCTCAACGGTCATCGCGTTTGGTGAACTGCTTGGTGACGCGCAAGTTGCCAGTTTGGTCAAAGACCACAGGTTGGAGTTCGCCTCAAGCCACCCGTTCGATTGCTTGGGCGTTTGCAGATGCAGCACGCGCGAGTTATGGCGCAGGCTTACCGGATGCAAAGATTGATCTCAATGCCTTGGACCGGCTCGATGGCGTGTGGTCTGCGCGTGACGATACGTTCAATGGCGTGTTTGATCAGAACCTAACCGTCTGGGATGCCATGGGGCAGATTGCGAGAGCGGGGCGTGCGGTGCCATTCCTGCAAGGTGGCATCGTGCGCATTGTTCGAGATGAGCCCAAGTCCATCCCTGTGGCCTTGTTCTCCACCCGAAACATCGTGCGTAGCAGTTTGAAGATTCAGTACGTGATGCCGGGAGATGCGACAGCGGATGCGGTCACGGTTGAATACTTCAACCCCAAGAGCTGGAAGCCTGATGAAGTCACGGTGGCCCTTGCGGGGTCGGCCCTGTCTAAACCTGCTCGCTTGAAGCTCTTTGGTTGTACCGATAAGTTCCAAGCGATGCGTGAGGGAAAGTACATCGCCGCAGCCAATCGGTACCGCAGACGAATCATCACTTTTAGGACAGAGCTTGAAGGGCTGATTCCGACCTATGGGGACTTGGTTGCCATCAGTCATGACATGCCCAGCTGGGGTGTGAGTGGTGAGGCCTTGTCTTGGGACGGCACATCAAAGGTGTTGTTCTGTTCTGAACGCTTGCCTTGGCAGACGGGAGCGAATCACTACATCGCACTCAGGTGTTTGGACGGTTCAGTCACTGATCCGATAGATGTGACGCGCGGAACGACAGACCGACATGCAGTGTTGCAACAGGCGCCGAGCGTAGATATCCAAACCGGGGGAGGTGAGGAGCGAACGCATTTTGCTTTTGGGGTGGGGCAGACCTGGGCCCAGATGGCGCGCGTGATGAGTGTCAAACCTCGAGCTGATTTGGTGGAGGTGACCTGCGTGGCAGAAAGCCCTGCAGTTCACACCGCTGATCAAACATAGACGAACGAGTTGTTCACAACCCGCCTTGATGCGATTCAGGCGGGTATTTTTTTTGGGAGTTAAGAAATGCCAGAACCAACAAGTAGTGGAGTGGCTGGAGCCGCCGCTGCATACAAAGCCTTTGGTGGAACGGCTGCAGCCGCAGCCAGTGGTGCAACGCTTGCCGCAGTCGTGGTCATGCTCATGACGCCACCACGCGATAAGCGCGAGTGGACAGTGGGGCTGATCAGTACTGTTGTATCGAGCATCTGCGGTGGGGCGATCACCATCGAGTATTTCCAGCTTCATCACTGGGCGTTTTCGACGATTGGCCTGTACGCCATGGGCGGGGTGATCTTTGCCTGTGGCTTGCCCGGTTGGGCATTGGTGCGTTGGATTTTTAACTTCATCGTAGAGCGCCGCGATGCCTCAATTGATGAGGTGGCCAAAGAAGTGAAGGAGATGCTGTGAAACCACAAGACTTCATTGCCCTCATTGGGCCTGCTGCGCGGGCTTGCCACAAGTCCACGGGTGTTCCAGCCAGCATTACTGTGAGCCAAGCAGCACTCGAGTCTGGCTGGGGTGACTCGGGGCTTACCAAGACAGCCAAGAATCTGTTCGGGATTAAGGCAGACAGTTTGTGGCGCGGTGAAACCGTGACGTTTGACACCAAGGAGTTCATCCAAGGGCAGTGGGTCGTTGTGCCCGCTAAGTGGCGCAAGTATCCGACATGGCAGGCTAGTGTTGATGATCACGCCGCATTCTTAAAACGCAACCCTCGATACAAAGATTGCTTTCTGTGTGTCTCGGCGCAGACATTTGCGCGAGCTCTTCTCAAAGCTGGCTACGCCACGGACCCAGACTATGCCGACAAGCTCATCCGTTTGATTGGTGTCTACAACTTGTCCTCGCTGGACGGGGGGGATGCATGAGCTGGATTCGTGTATTCCTCGAATTGAATAAATCCTTGTTTCTCAAGGGACTGCTGCTACTCATAGCTTTTTTACTAGGCCTGCAGATGGGGCAATCCTATCTGCAGCGCCAGTGGGATGCTGCGAACCAAACCCTACAAATCGCACAAGCAAAGCAAGAGCAACACGCTGCCGATGTGGCTCGAGTTCAAAACCAAATATCGAAGGAGGTCTCAGGTGACTATCGCAAGAAGTCTAGTTTGCTGGCTAGCCGTGTTGCTGTGCCTGAACGGGTGCTCGACAAGTCCGAAGTCCGTCCAGAGCGTGTGTCCATCATTTCCTCAGGTTCCGAGCGAGTTGATGGTGACTCCACCAACGGCGTATCTACTGCCTTTAGAGATGAGAAAACTGCCTTAAGTTGTCCACAGTTGGAACAAGATGCGAAGCGAACGACTTTGATGTTGCTGGAACTCCAGCATTGGTACGAACGTATCCTGCGTTCAAGCACTCAATGAATTTGATTGATTAAAATTTCTAAATACCTGCCTCAGGGTTTTTTTCTGTAGTAATACCCAATATTAAGAAATACAACAACCAGGTAGTCAAATGCATCGAAAGACTTTTCTTTAACTGGGAATGCTCGATCACTATCAGTTTGATAGCGGCTTTTTACCTGAACTCTGATTTGTAAACTGTTTTTCCGAGGATCAGGGTGAATGCAAATAAGATCGTATCCTTCATTTTTGGGCAGAGCTTTATAGGCAAGAATATTTCGTCTCATGAGATGACTAATTACAAGATGCTCGGCACCGAGAGAAATTACAGGGTATCGTCGCGCGTCTTGATTACTTATGATGTTTATTTTCTAAACTAAACCATTGCGTTGTTCAAGGAATGTTGAAAAAACTGGTGGACTATTGGCTATGCAGCAACACCTGATCCTGGAATTTGCTGAATAACTTGGCATTAGCGTGCAAATGAGCATTCATCATAATCTTAGTTTGGGCGTGTGATCGTCCTTTACACCTTCCCGGTATTGCGTTTGCGTAAACTTCCCGGTGTGACGCCGAACTGTCTGGAAAATGCTGCTGTGAAATTGTTCACATGTGAGTAGCCCAGCTTAGCAGCCAATACTTTGATTGCAGTGTCGGATTCACACAAAGCGGTATGAGCAGCGTCCAATCTCTTTTGTGCGCAATAGGCAACGAGCGTGCTCCCAAAGAGCTGCTTAAATCCCTCATTGATTGTTCTAGATGACATCCCATAACGTCTGGCCAGTTCATCGAGGTTCGGTGGAGTCTTTGGAGACATATCAATCTCCTCACGTAATTCTCGTATCAAATTTGATTTTTTGGACTCAAAAGATACGTTCATCTGTGCAGCTCCGGTCAACTCAACTAAGAGGTTCAAAACTTGGCTTTGCACAAATAATTTCCGCAGCGGCCCAGTTAACGTTGTTGAAGCGCACTGTCTGAGATGCTTTTCTATGAGTGGATGACTGACTGACCTGAGCGAGCCTTCAGTAAGCTTCATGTTTTGCAGCAGTTTTACCGATAACGCTTCACCAATTAATCGATGCAAACGGTTGAGATCAATCTCTAACACCACGCCTTCAAGTCGAGATGCTGCCTCCGCCTTAAAACGCGCATCCACTTGGTTGGCAAACCCAACTAGCACCTCACCAGCGCCGTAATGATAGGTCTTGTTCGTTAGGTGGTCTTGCATCAAACCTTTGCCAACCAGAATGGATTGAATTGCTAAGTGCGGTTCATCATATTTGGCCTGCATATTCGCCGTCTCTAGCCATTGACCAGCGATGTTATCTGTGAATCTATAGTTAATTATGCTTAAATTCATTCCTAAAGGTAACGCCAGCGTATGCATTATGCCTGTGCCTATCTCTTGGGGCATCGGAATTGCGTACGTTTCGTTTTCAAGCAAAAGCTCGTCTTTGTAGTCTGGATCCAACAGCCAGTTGATGCGTTCCATGATTATATCAAAATGATTTTGTTAATTTTAATAGAAAAAATGAGAATTCTCATAGTAATTATTGAGCAATTAACTCCTGATTCTGGATAGGATAAACAAAATAATAAACTTGAGTGGCAGTGTTTGGGGAGGCGTCCAATCTTGTTGAATCTGGCTAATCAAGATAGTTCCGTACGATGAAAAATAATGGTAATTGATAAAGTGCAGTCATTTTTAGATGATCATTTTGAAGCGCAGTAAAAGCAAGATATGGTCATCTTTGCTCGCGTATTCCACACAGATTAGTTTTCGTATTCATATCAAGATCCGATTTTAGAAGTATTGAGCTACCCAGATTAAAAAATTAATTACGACATCCCCGCCAGCAGTCTATGGTGAGTTTCCACGAGTTAAACAAGTTCTCATTATGAACTTTCTTTCTCCAGTTATAACGACCGTCAAAGTGATTTTGCGATTATTTAATAAAACTATGAATGATCGTTTGAATTCGATGAGGCACGAAGGGCTAGGGATAGTTTTGCTAAATAATTTATTCGGATCACTTATTTATGGATAAAGAAGCAAATCAAAAGATTGAAAATATTCATTTTTTAGAGATTTTTATTGAAATGAATAATTGGGAGGGGCATGACAAGGCGTTACTTACGTTGTCAGGGAGAGATTTATATATTCAAATTGCCGCTGGTCTTTTAACTGATCCGAAATCCAGCATATTGAATTTGAAGAGTATACAAGGTCATGTAACAGATAGATCTACAAGAAATCGACTCAAAGAATTTCAAAACCTAGGTCTCGTACAGGTGGCTTATAACAAATATGATGCACGAACAAAACGAATCGTTCCCACAGATAAGTTAATTTCAATGCTTAATTCTCATATAAGATATTTAAAAAAATTGATAGAGAAAAAATATATTCTAATTGAAAAATAAGATCGGGGTTGCTAAAGGTAAGTTGGATACACTCATATTCATAAAAGGTTTTACTATCGCTAAATTTTTATCTATTCGTGTAAAATCTTACTTAAAATTTTACCTCTCACGCTTTTGAGTTATAAATATGCTGGGGTGATTGTCGTTAAAATATAGTATCCATGTTCTGCATCCCATTCCATTTTCGTCGCATGTGCTTCAATGAAGTCTCTCATGAGCGAACCAGCATCTATTTGTGTTATCCCGTATGCGGCTGCTAAATTTTTTCGATTTATATGCCCTAATTTTTTATAAACTGACATAACAAGATTTAGGCGTTCAGATAAGTCTTTAGGCAGATTGAAACTGACGCTTGTGGAGATGTATTTTTTCAT